AGAAATCCCAAACACTTACAAATTCAATACGAGGCACTCTAACATCAACAGGAGCATACTCTCTTTCTCCTGTGTCTTCACTTTCATCCCAACGATTTAAAGTCTTGTTAAAATTAAAAGGTCCTTTGACTATTCCAGTGCCTAGTAAGGCTGCTTCTAAAAGAGCATTTCTAATTTCAGATGATCCTTTAGACTCGTCAATCTGATCATGGATTAATTTCTCCATTCGTCTTGCTGCTTTCTGAGCAGGTTTAATTTCAGGAATTTCAGGAATTGGAGACAAACCATCTACCAAAAACTGTGCTGCTTCTTCTTCTATAAACTTTCCGTTAGTAAATGTTGCGCCTGGTTTTAAAGTTTTTCCATCTCCTTTATAGCCAACATCAAAAGGATTATCCGTACCTTCTACTTCGCCACCTTCTTCTTCAGGAAGAGTAGTTTCAATTCCTGGAACTGGGTTCTGAATATCTAGATGTGCAAATTCAGAAACTCCTTCAGGCATTTTAGTTTCAGAGACTCCTATAGGAAATTTACCAGTGCCGAATATAACATCTACTAATTGTCCAAAAGCTGCTAAGACTTTTGTTTTTGTTATCTTGACAAATATACGAGACTTTTCAGATGCTCTAAATTTAATATTGCTGTTGTAGTGTCCTCTGTAATTTCGATAAGAATCTAGCCACCTTGATTCGTTAGGTATTCGTGCTGTTTCAGCACTTGAAAAACGATCTTGTATTGTTCCAACTAGCGTTAGTTTTTGACTTGGTTCTAATACAAGACTTTTACCTTGTTCACCTTCAACATCTTCAAAAAAGATATTGTTAGAGTTTTCTTCAGATAATAAAGTGTTGTTGTTGTCTTGTTCTTCTGCCATTTAATACCCAAACTCTGGATCTGTCGGTTTATAAATTGATTCTCTTTTTAATTCTCTTATGCGCTGTAAAGGATCAGTAACTCTTGGTCTGCTCATAATCAAATAACGTAGCGCATCATACGCATGATCAGATGCGTGTGTGTCTACGTCTTCGGGTTTAGTCTTACTCAATGGTATACTTTGTAGTTCTCGAATCAAATTAGGACAGTTGTTAAAGATTTGTAATCGTGGTCTCCCATTATTCTGAACTTTCAAGTACTCATGAATCTGGATTTTACCCTGTATTCTATTTTTATCTGCTCGTCTAAGTTTATGACCTAACTGCTGTAGTGTCTCACCAACAGTTGGTCCAGTAGTTCCTGTTCTTGCCCAAGCAGCCGTATCTAAGACTCCTTGTACAGAGAAAGGATCTTCTATCTCCATTTCTGTTATTATACGACCTAAATCAAGACCTGTCAAGTTTTTTCTGTATAATTCTCTATAAATTATTAAAGTTCCATCAGATCTATCTACTGCTCCCCACAGGCAACAACTCTCTGAAGCATACCCATAGTCTATACCTTTTACTCTTTCCCATGTTACAGGAATATAGAAAGGCTCGACAATATGAACATCAGGATCAAACTCAACAAACGCAGCGCCTTCAGCAACATCCCAGTTACCTTCTAAGAGTTGTCTGCGCTGAATAGGAGGAAGAGCTTTAAGCATTTCTTCGTATCTTCCATCGTTAGCAAGATAAGGATTATCATCCAACCTAGCAGGTATAAACTTCCTTGAAAGACCATCTTTACCTGTAAAAGAATTGTTCGGATCTTGTGGATCTACATACCTTTTTTTAACCCATTGCGCACCTACACCACCTGGATTTGCCGTACAGCGCAAGTAAGTTTCGATACTTGAATCTGTTGTTCGTAACCTAGATGCTAGATAATTCCAACCGAACTCTGTAGGAAGATGAGTAATCTCGTCAAAACCTATCCAAGAATATGCTTGTCCTTGATAACGATAAACATCTGCATCTCGCTCAAGGAATCCAAATTCTATTTTAGCTCCGCTTGGAAAGTTCCATAATTTCTCAACTTCTCTGAACTTACATCCTGGATAAGCTTGAGGATAAAGTTCACGAGACTTGTCAATAAGTTCTCGCAACTCAGGCATAGATCTTCTTAAAATCAAAGCTCTGTGCGCTTTTTTATGAGCGTAGCGCAAAGGATCAACTAACATAGCATAAGATTTACCACCACCTGCAGCACCACCATATAGAACATCTCGCTCTGGTGCAGCCAAGAACTCTGTCTGTGGTCCTTTATTAGGATGAAAGACTACGTTATCTTGGTCTATCTTTTCTTTTACTGTAGGAGGAAGTGAATCTAGGTCTGAGTCTATTATAACTTGATTATCTGTTTTGTTGTCAAGCTTTTTTAGAACTTTCTTTTGTTTTTTTAGTGAGTTCTTTTGATTAAAGATCTGTGCTTGTAATTTCTTTATTCTTTTTTCTTTTGTTTTAACAGCACGTCTAGCACTCATCTTTGCTTTAGTTTCTGAATGATAGTTATAATTTCTTTTCTTTTTTTCAGGCTTCTTGGTATTGTCTAAGGAGTCTTTCTTCTCTTGTTCCATATTTCTTATCTATTATTTTTTTTAATCCCATAGGACTTAGGCTTCTTCCTGTATAGTCTTCTAACCAGTAACATCCATCACGTAAAGAGATTTCTTCGTTTACTATCATTTCTTCTACTGCTTCTAGGGCTTCAAGTTGTTTTTCAACAGGCTCTAAGTATTGAGAATCTTCTTTAGAGAGTTCGTAACCAAAAGGAATAGTAGAGCTTCTACGCTTTAATGTTTTTTCTAACAGACTTTTTTTCATTTCATTCATGTTTTGTTTTGTTTTTACCTATTATTAATCTTCCATGACAATCACAATGGAAAGGATGAGAAAGTCTTGGTTCTGTCGTTTCATAATCAAAAGTGATCTCTTCTCCTTTAGGTATGTCTTTTTTTGCAACTACGATGCCTTCTTTGATGTCATCTATGACTAGAATCTTGGCATTAGGATCACAATGATGATTCATGTAGCCACCCTCATAATGTTCTATGTTCTTATTCCTGATTCGTATTGAGGTCTTTGTTGATATAGGTAGACTAGTTCCTTTAAGCACGAGTATTATATTACCTTTGTGTATGAACTCGTCAGCAAACAAACCTCTCATAGATTTATTAAGTTCTTTAATTTTAGTTTTCATCTTGTTCTTATTATGAAACCAACCAATCAAGAAATCTTATAAAGACCTTTTTAAAAAATAAGCGAGAATGTATGACATAAAGTTTAGTAGTCATTTTAATATAAAACCTTTAAGAAGCTTTAATAAAACCACATAAGGTAGATAATGAATCTTATGAAACTTATAGCCGTTCTTTTTCATTGTATCCTTTTTAACCCAACGCTTATAGCCATTGTCTATGTATTTACCTTTATACTTTAATGTTGCGTGTCCGTTGCCGTTGACTTTGCAATGCCTGATTCTTGATTGTCGTTTAATCAAGCTTAAGAACATTCGCAATAAGCTTCTGCCCTTTAGATTGTATAGAACAGTTAGTGCATAATCTTCACAATCACCACGATATGGTTTCCTTTTCATTATGTGCCAACGATCTCTTCTTCTTCCGTCAGAGACATAAGTAAAGTGTTTATTAAAATCCTTTAAATCAAAGTTGCTGTCTTCCATTATTATTCTATTTTTATCCCTCTTCTATTATTAATTCTTTTACGTCTTTTACTTCTTTTTCCTTTGCAGGCAATATAAACACTCCTCCTCCCATACTTGCATTATGATTAACATCTATTCTTTCTTTTTTAACAACACCAACACGATCTAGTATAGTTTGTGCTGCTTGTAGTTTATTTTGTATTTGTGGAATAGGTCTGTTAGTATTCATAATATCTACTAGTTTGAAAGCTGCTTCAGGAGCGCTGTTAGCTAATACATTCGTAGCAAGGTCTATTATCTCATCCTTTAGGGCTGCTACTACTTGATAATGATTACCTCCACTGTATCCAGCTAACTCTGCAGCTTCTTTAGGATTACCATTAGTTGTTATAAGACAGTCTAGGAACTTTTGTTGTTTCTCAGTTAGAGTCTTATTATGTGGTTTCTCTTGTAAGTATGTATTGTTTACCATAATTACTCTATTATAAGGCTAGTTTACAGGTTTGTCAAGTCTTTTTTATATTAAAATAATACTTGACAAAAGCTAAATCTAGCTGTATAATAATACTAAGGTATGCCTAGGGTTGAACCTACACTTATCTACCTTAATAAACCCCCGATAAACCTTGTTAAGTTGCGCAATAATAAACAAGCCCATATTATATTAATTATATTAATTATATTAATTCTAGTATATACTCTAAAACCTTGTAAAAATGTATAAGCACTACATTATATGGGTGGCACCCCCCATGGCGACCTACCCCGCCCTCTTATCCACAGGAAACTCACAGGTTATCCACAGCTTCTTAACAAGTTCTTAACAAGTTATTAACAGGCTATAAACTAATACAAGCTCATCTAAGCCATTGAAACCTTATTAAGTATCCTCAGTATCAAAAAAACTTAATAAGTCTTTATACGTTAAATAAGAAGCTCTGAAGATATATTTAGTTTACAAGGTTATGCTAAGTTTTATGAAGTCTGATTGTTAAAAAAACTTAACCAGTTTTAATATACTTTCTAAGGACTTATAAAGCCTTTGTAATAGGTAAGTATTACTCACTCTCAACTAATGGATAAGAGAGCCTATTAGAGCCATTAGAATTAATTATTATGAATTGTTGTTAATGTATGTATATCTAAGAAGAACCCGTCTGGATTGTAATATATGTATAGGTAGCAAAAAGCCCTATTAATCTTTTACAACTAACAGGG